ATGAAGACAAAATTAATCTATACTCAGCAAATAGCATCAGAATTAGCAGTAAGAGGTAATCTAGTAATTAAGACAGTGCCAAACTTAAAGGTTAAAGGTATGAATTGCTATTTATTTGAGGAAACAGAAAAGTTTAATGAAGACTTAGCCCACATAACAGGAGTTAGTAAGATGAGTTATTTTGTAGTTAGAACTCAAAAGTTAGCAGGTCATCTATTAGAAAAAGGTTATTCACTAGAGAAAACAGAACCACAAAGAGAAAACCCTAGATTTAAAGTATTCTTATTTAGGAATAGTAAAGAGTTAAGAGAAGAAGTTAAAAGCTATTCAGAAGAAGTAAGAAGAAATAAAGAAATATAAATTAATAACTAGAATTCATAAACAAACAAGAATCTAAACTAATAAGACAATCAATCAGACATATAAGGAGACTAAAATGGAAAGAGTAAATGATAAGGTAACAATTGATATTATAGAAAAATGGGAAAGTAACGACAAAATATTAATTACAGCACCAACTGGACAAGGGAAAAACTATTGGTTAAAGCACACATTGATTCCCTATCACTTAAATGATAACAAGAAAATAATCATATTAGCACCAAGAACAACTATATTAGACCAGCAGAAACAGGAGTTAATAGAGTTTGAGAATATGATTGACTTTAAAACATACCAAGAAATAGAAACAAGGATAAATAATAAAGAAAATGAACCATTAAGTAGCTATGATGTTGTTATATGTGATGAGTTTGACTATTTTGTTAGAGATGCAAATTTCAATCATGATACAGATTTATCAGCTAAATATATATTCAAAAAATTAAAAGCACAAATAATAGGATTATCAGCCACAAGTTTTATGATGATTAAGCTATTAACAAAAAGAAAAATAGAGTTTAAGCAAATTAATATTGAACCAGACTATTCATTTATTGATAATCTTTATTTTTATGATGATGATAAGTCAGTAAATCACATATTAGATAATATAATTGAGTTGGATGAGAAAGCTATTTATTTCTGTCAATCAGCTAAGAAAGCGTTTTCAGTTCATAGTCTATATAGTGATAGCTTTTATTATTGCTCACAACACAATAAAAGTTATAGTAAAAATATAAATGAAAAATCATATGATAACCTAATAAAGAATAACCAATTCAATGAGAGATTCATGTTCACTACATCGGCTATGGATTCAGGGGTTAGTATTATTGATGATAAGATTAAGCATATTATAATTGATATGGATGATAAAGATGTATTATTACAATGTTTGGGCAGAAAAAGACTTAATAAAGATGAAAAAATTAATGTCTATATTAAGAATATTAAAGGTAATACTTTAAATGGTAAAATAAAGACCTTAAAAGATAAACTTGAAATGGCTAATTTCTTAATGAACAAAAATAACACACAAGAAGATTTCTTAAGTAAGTACTCAAGAAAAAACTACTCAGATATTATTTATGATGTTAGCTTAGATGAAAATTCAAATAAAAAGAAAGTAAATGATGTTAGTTATTTTAAAATTAGAGAAACCTTGAGATTATTTGAATTAATGAAAAAGAGAGAAAAAAATGAAAAAGGCTGGACTAACTATATAGCAGATTATATTTTAGGGTCTAAGCCATTTTTAAAATATGAACTTACAACAGATAAGGATGTATTAGAGGTATATTTAGAGAGTAAGTTAGGTATTAAAATGTTCAAACAAGAGCAAGCAGAATTTAAGAAATGGATTGATTCAAATGTTCTAAAGACTATTAAAAAGAATCATGGAAGCTTAGGTTTAAATACTATAAATGCTTATTTTGAGGAAAAGAAAATTATTTATAAGGTTATTTCTAAACAAGAGAGTTCCAAAAACTCAGAAAATTATAATAAAAGATTTTGGATGATTCACAAATTGACTACTAATAAATCATAAAGTGACGTCAAAATTACCAAATCTCTATATATAGGAAAATGGTAAAAATGACGTCAACAAATTATAATTAACAGTAAAATAATATAAAAATAAGAATATAAGTAAAATATAGGAAAAAGAGTTGGTAGGGAGAGGACTCTAGCGGTTAAGCAAGCTTAACCTTTTTATTCAAGGGGAAATGCACCCCTTGAATATATTGTTATTTCCTTTCTAACTTACCTAATATAAATACACCTTGCAATTTTGGGTGGTTTTCAAGCAGGACACTATAAGAGGTGAGGATTTCCCACCCAAAATTGCAAGGTATAACTTACTAATTATAAAAATCACGAATAGACATAAATATTGAGTAATTTTTGTGGGTGCATTTCCCACAAAAATAAGATGTCAAGCTTGCTTGATATCAAAATGTGTGAGGGCTTGCCCGAAACATCATCTAAGCAATCAATTCAATTCAATTCAACTAATAATAAATATGAACATGAATCAGATACCTAATTAATTAGGTGTCTTTTTTTATGTACACAAATAGGAGGAAATACACATGGACAAGAACAAGAGCACAACAAATCTAAATCAAGCAGGTATCTATTCAATTACTAATACAGTTAATGATAGGGTTTATATTGGTAGGGCTAAAGACATAAGAAAAAGATGGTCAACTCATTTACGAGAGCTTAATCAAGGTATACATAAAAATACTGAATTACAAGAGGACTGGTTAATATATGGACAAGATAAGTTTAAGTTTGAGGTTGTTGAGTTTGTTAGTTCAGATGAGATTAACCAATTAGAACTAGATTATATATTGTTGAATGCGGTTAATGGCTATAATGTATTAAATTACAAGGACACAATAAAAGGTTATCTTATGAATGAGATGGTGTTTAATGGGTTTAAAGTGGTTATTGATTATAAGACTTTAGATTGTACAAGTCCTTTAGGTAAACCTTTAACATTCAGCGTATTAATAGAGAAAAATAATTATAAGTGTTTGGTGGATTTATATAGTCGAGATTTTGAGGCGGATAAAACACATGAGAACATAAAGAAAGCTTATGGTAGTTTCCATATGAACAAGTTAATACGGATTAGCTACAGTGGTGCTGATAAAGTTAATTATGATGAATTAGATGATATATTAACTAAGCTTTATGATGATTGTTATAGTTGGTTCAGAAAAAATAATATTAAGGTAGATTAGATTAGAGGGGGAAAAGAAAGATGGATAAAAGGATATATAGTTTAAATTTAGTAGCTTATTTAAAGATGAATGGATTTGATGAGGTTAAGATTGGTATTGATGAGGTTAATAGTAAAGTCTATTATGTGTTTGATGAAGATTTGAGTAATGAGATAGAGAGATATAAGGGTTCAATTGAACTACAGAACTTTCTACATTCATTTAAGCTAGTTAGGTCAGCAATATCAACGTTAAGGAAAAAACAGGGGGATATATAAATATGAATATGAATATAAATACAGGGGAAGTTTTAGATATATATATGACAAGTGGGTTATTAATTGAATGGGTTGTGTTAGTTGAATCAGATGATAGATTTATTGAGGTTTATGATACTAATTTGAATCACTTAATAATTAATAGAGCTGATATTGCAGTAGTTAAGATTAGGCAAGATATAAAAACTCTAGAACGTATATTAACTGATTTGAATTTAGTTAAAACAAGAGATAAACAACTTAGAGAAGATTTAGATAATGAGTTGAGTACGTTAAGTGAGATGTGGATAACTTGTGGATTGGTTGTGGATAACTTGCGGATAACTAGTAAGTAAGTGTTTAGGTGTTAAATAAATGTTTAGATGGATTTGAGATAAAAGGGGGGATAAGATGAGAGTAGATGGTGTAGATAATTGTCATAAATATAACTATATAAAAGGTCAGAAGCTAGCTGAATTAACGGTTCAAGGGGCTAATGTGACTGATATAGCTGATACGCTTAAGGTGTCTAGAGCTACTGTATATACGTGGAGAAATAAGACCGAGGTTAAAGAACTAATTACACAATACCACAAATACTTAGAAGACCATGGTAGAGACCTTTTAATGATGGATGTTAGTGTTTATGTGGACTCAATCAAGGCTTTAGCTAAACAGACAGTGGACAAGCGAACTTCACTCACAGCGAATTGCTATTTATTGGACAGGTGCTTAGGACGCACCACAACCAAACTAGATATAAACACAACCAATATAACTTATGACCCAATTGATTCAGATTCAATTGATAAGTTAATTGACGATATTGTTGATGTAGATTCAAATGAGGTTGATGATGATGATGATGAGCAGGAGTTACTAGAGCAATAAAAGAAACATTTTAAAGCACTAATGAATATTATACAGGGTCATATGTATTGGATTAAGGTCTTATATTATGGCTATGTTTGTATTAATATCCATTAGTGCTTTTATTATGCAGAGATATGATTGGTTTATGCAGAATTAATTGAATAAATAAGCAAGAGTGATTTAAACATAAGTTTCGTGCATAGTTAAGTTCATGAATTAAAACGTTAAAGTTTGAGTAGGTTGGTAGTGAGAGTGGGGTTGTGAATGAGGGTTGGGTTGTTAGAATTGTGAGTGAGAGTTGTGAGTGTGAGTTGTGAATAGGGGGCATGGTTCTATTATTGGAGATGAGTGAGAGTGGGTAGTTACCCCTTATAATTTTCATAATAAAATTCAGAATCCTAACTTTTAACCAACCTATCAACACAACCAACCTAACCCAACCAACACAACCAACCTAACCCAACCACTCACAATATAAATCAGTCTTTAATGGCTGATTTTTTTATATCAAAATTTAAAAGGGGGAAATACCAAATGCCTTTAATGGAAAAGACCATAAATAGTAAAAATAAAATCATGGAAGAAAATTACAAGCTAATAAATAGCCCTAGTAATCTTAAGCTATTGACCGAACACACTTATAAATATTTCGTAAACAAAAAGAATCAGTTACCAAAAGAAGCACAGTTAAGCACTAAGAAATTACTAACTCATTATAATAACAATCTATGGGGTGTTAATGGACTAGCACAATTCATAGGCTCTCAATCATTTACTTTCTTTAATTTCTATTACCTACAAGATTTATTAATTAATGGAGATGATAAAGCCCCATTAAGTGAGACCCATTTTAAAATTTGGGAAGAACTAGAAAATACAATCTTAATTAAGGACTATTCACAACGCAACTATATATTGCCAAGAGGTACAGGAAAAACAACAACCTTAAGCATCCCATTAGTTATATGGTGTCATGTATATAAATACAAAGACTATTCAGTTTTAGCATCAGCAGTCTCAAGTACAGCTCAACAATTTCTTGCATCCATAAAAACGAACATTAAGGACAATATATATTTAACCTATACTTTTGGAGAGTTGATTGATACTAAGATTTATACCGTTAATAGTGAAAAAATACAGCTAACAAATAGAACAGCAATCGAATCTCTATCAGCATCGGGAGCTATAAGAGGTAAGCAAAACGAGCTTTCTAATAAGAGAATAGAACTTTTAATTTGTGATGATTACCAAACAAGCGAACAGACTAAAACAGAAGACCAAAGAAACAGCAAATGGACAACTTTTAATTCAGATGCTAAGAACGCAATGCAAAAAGATAATTCAACCATTATAACTTTTGGTACGGTTCAGCATAGAGATGATTTTTATTCAAGGTTGTTAAAATCTCCTACATGGAAATCAAGATTAGAAAAGGGTGTCTTACTAGATGATATAGAGTCTTATTTTGATTCAGGTCATTGGCTTGAGTTTAAAAAGCTTTTATCTAATGCTAAAGATGAGAACAGATTAGACACAGCCAAAGAGTACTATATTCAAAATTATGATGAGATGCAGTTTCCGATGTTGTGGGATTATTGGCAATGTTTAGATTTTGCTCTTAATTATTATGAAGATAAGCAGTCATTTATGAGAGAAATACAAAATGATACAACTCTATTTGGTGAAAGACGATTTAAAACAATCATTACAAAATCTAGTGCTGAGATTGAATCAGTGAATTTTACTAAGACGATTCTAGCAATTGACCCAGCAGGAACAAGGAATACAGGAAAAAAGAAAGATTATTACGCATTCGCTATAGGTTCAATTTCAGATAATGGACTCAAATACATTCGTAAAGGTCTTATATATCAATTCGAGTTTGAAGATTATATGGATACAACACTTAAGCTCTTAAAAGATTATCCAGATATTACTCATGTAGCAATAGAAAAACAAACGTATTCAGGGGCAGATGTTTTAAGATTACTTGATTTGATTAAAGAAGACCCATTATTAAGGTCTAGAAAACTTGAGTGGATTAATAAACATCAGTCTAAAAATAAGGATGCCAAAATAAATTCAATAGTAGGAGCTGTTAATCTAGGTCAGATTATATTTAATGAAGAAGATATGGAAGCTATAGTTCAGTTATCAGAATTTACATCAGCAAATCTAAGCACACATGATGACTTTCCAGATGTTGTAGCAGAATTAGCAGGTTTACTTGATGAGGTTGACATATACAAACCAATAAAAGTAACTGATAACTGGTTTAATTAATTAAAGGGGTGGGAAAATGGAAATAAATGATAAATTAATATTAGATTGCTTATCCGAACTAAGAACCAATCAATCTAAATATTCAGTATACAAAAGATACTATGAAGGTAAACACGATATATTAACTAACTATGCCATGCAGTCATCAAGGTCAAATCAAAAGGTGGTTGTTAATTTCGTTAAGAGGTTTATAGATGAGCGTGTTAGTTATGTTGTGACGAATCCAATTAACTATATGAGCAGGTCAGGGGATAGAGCTATTGAGGGTGTTATAGGTGCAAATATAGCGATTAACGAGCGTCTAAGTAATCAGAACTTATTAAAACAGGCTCAGATATATGGTAAGGCATACAGTTTATGCTTTATTAACTCTAAGGGCAGTTTTAACACTACAACCCTCACACCATTAGAATGTTATGTTCTTGAGTCAGATGAGATTGGTGAGGATTCAGTTTTAGCGATTAGACTATATAAGCCTAAATTTGGTGAAGATGAGTTTTTAGATGTCTATACGGATATTGAGGTCATTAGATATAAATTAGAAGATAATGATAAGAGCTTAATATTTATTAATAGGAAAGAACACTTTATGGGGCAAGTGCCAGTGGTATTATGTAGAGCTAATAATGAAGAATCAAGCTTAATTGATGATATTAAAAGTTTGAATGATAGCTTTAATAATGTTTTAGCCGATTTGGTTAATGAGGTATCTGATTTACGATTAGCATTCTTAAAAGTGGTAAATGCAGAACTAGATGAGGAAGAAGCTAGAAAAATGAAAGCAAGCGGTATTATTCATATTAATGGGGATAAGGCTAATGTTGATTATCTCATAAAAAATATAAATGATACTTTTGTTCAGAATCTATTGCAGGAGTTAGAGGAGAAGATGTTTAAATTGGTCTCAACAGTAGATTCAAATGAAAAAATTCAATCGAACACCTCAAGCCTTAGCATTAGAGCAAGGCTTTTTTTATTGGAGTCCGTTTGTGGTCTTATTCAATCCGAACTTGAACACACCATAAGGCAAAAGATACAGATGTTTTTTAATGTTTACGCTATTAAAAGTGGGGTTCAATATAACAGCAATGATTTAATTTTGAAATTTACGCCAAATCTACCATCAGATATAGCTAGTTTGAGTGATAGTGTGAGCAAGTTAAAAGATTTGGTCAGTCAGCGTACATTATTAAGCTTATTGCCATTTATAGAAGACCCAGATAGAGAGATTGAGCTTTTTAAAGCAGAACAGGATTATATAGAGTTAGGTGATTTGGATGGGTTTAGAGGTGAGGATGTTTGAGCTTAGACAAGGATTTAATCAATATAAAGAAGTTATTAGAACAAAAGGCAGATAAAGACTCTTTAGAATTAACTAAGGCTTATAAGAAAGCTCTAGATGATGTGAGGAAAGAAATAGCTCTATTATATTTTAAACACTCTGAAGATGGAGTTCTAGATACTTCAAAAATGACACAGAATCAAATGCTTAACCAAATAGAAAGAATGCTAAAACAGCAAGCCAATTTGTTAGGTGGTATTGATGAACAAATAACAAGTCAGATACTTAAAAAAACAGGTGAAGAAGCAGGATTAAGAACCATATATTCACTTAATAAGGGGCTTGAAATTGGAATTGATACCAGTTTACTTAATCCTAAAGCTATTGAGAAAGTCATGAATAGAACCATTGATGGGGATAGGTTCAGTGACCGAATATGGAAAAATAAAGCTAAGTTAGTATCTAGGGTTAAGAAAGATGTGGAAAAAGCAATTAAAGATGGAGATTCAATTGATAAGTTAGCCAGCAAAATAAAAAAAGATTTTAATGTATCGGCTTATGAGTCCAAAAGATTGATACATACAGAGGTTGCTTATATGCAGACCGAGATTCAAGAATCAATTTATGAAGATACAGACGTTATAGAAAAAGTTATGTGGGTTGCTAGCCTTGATGATAAAACAAGAGATGACCACCAAGATTATGATGGGCAAATATGGGACGTTAACGAACCACACCCAAGCCCTAAAGACTATATCAACTGTAGATGCACATTAGTACCGATTATAGAAGGTTTTGAAGCTACAAAAAGAAAAGATAACAGCAGTAAAGAAATAGTTGAATTTAAAGATTATGAAGCATGGGTAAAAGAACAATAAATCAGATTAAGGGGTTGTAGTTATAACTTAGATGGGATAATGCAACAACTAAAAAAGGAGATTTAAAAATGAAAGATAATACAAAAGCAACAGAGACAGAAAAAGAAACATTAGAAACAAAAGCAACAGAAGTAGAAACAGAAACTTTAGAGGGTACTCAAGAAACAGATAAGGACACTCTAGAAAAAGAAAATGATTTTGATATTAAGCAAGTACTAGAAAATCCAGAGTTCAAAAAAATAATTGACCAACTAAGCGACAAGAGAGTTACAGATGCAGTTAAAAAAGTTGAGTCAAAGTATAAGAAGCAGTTAGAAGAAGAAACTAAAAAGATTAATATGACAGCAGAGGAAATATTAGCAGAGAAAGAAAAAGAGCTTGTTAAAAGAGAACTTAAACTTGAGACAGTAAATTATTTTAAAGAGAAAAGTTATGATTTAAACATTATGGATTTTATTGATGGTAATAGTCTAGATGAGGTAAAAGAAAAATCAGATTTATTAATGGGTATGATAAATGCAGTCGTTGATAAAAAGGTTCAAGTAGAGATAGAGGAAAGATTAAAGAATGCTCCAAGACCTAACACAACCAATAAAAGTAACCCATTGAGTTTATCAGATATTGGAAGCCTATCTATAGAAGAAATTAACAAGCAATGGAATAACCTTAAGTAAATCTATAGGTTATTTTTTTTATGTTCTAAATTTGTCTTTAGAGTGACAGACCTTAAAGAATCACTTAAAACTATAAACTTAAAAAAACAAGAAAGAACGAGGTAATAATCATGTCAGTAAACACATTTAAATCAACAGTTTGGGAAGCACGTCTAATTCACAATTTTAAATCAGTATCTATTGCAGACTTAATTACAACTAAACCTACCAAAATTGAAGGGTCTAAAATCGTATTTAACAGAGTTGGAGCTGGAAATGTTGGGGATTATTCAGGTACTATTAATTGGGAAGAAGTAGCAACTACACCTGTAGAAATGCCACTTGCTCAAAAGAAATATTTCGCATTTTCTTTAGATGATGTGGATTCAGCTCAATTAAGTGCAGATGTTATTGATGCTACAACTGGAGAACACGCTGGTTTAATATCAGAGGCAATTGACGCTTATACTCTTAATGTAGCAGTTGCAGGAGTTGTAGCAGGGAACAAAATCGGTTCAGTAGCAACTAAGAAAGATGTAACAATTGAAACAGCTTATGATTATATTGTTGACTTAGGTACATTACTAGGAAAAGCTAAAGCACCAAAAGCAGATAGATTTGTTGTAGTTGATAACACTTACTTAAACTTACTACAAAAAGATGATAGATTTACTAAGAATCCAGAAGTTTTAGCTAATGGTATTGTTGAGAACGCTAAAATCAATGGTATGACTTTAGTAGTATCAGAAGAAGTAGGGGCTAATAGAGTTGTAGCTCTACACAAATCAGCAGTTGGATATGGTAAGCAAATAGATAGCATTGAAGCTATGAGACTTGAGGGAGCATTTGCAGATGGTGTTAGAGGTTTATGTCTATTTGATTCTGTAGTACTTAGACCAGAAGCTATAGCAGTACTTAACTATACTGTAACTGTTTAAGATTAGGTTTTAATTTATAGGTGGGGTGTATGCCCCATCTATATTTTTTAAAGGTGGTGTACAAAATATGAACGAAATATTCAATTTGCTAATAGGTGATGAGATAGCTACAACCATATCAACTTTTTATTTGAATAAAGCTAGAAACGCAATTAAATATTATTTGAATGATGTGGATATAGCAAGTTATGAAAACCAAATAATTGACCTAGCAGTTTTTTATTATCAAAATAGAAAGTCAGTTGGTTTGGTCAGTCAGTCACAAGGAAGCAAATCACAATCAAAAATAGACGGTATACCTAATGAGATATTAGAAACGCTACCTAAAACAAAAATTAAGGTGGTGTAGATAGTGTTCAATAATAAAACTGTATACGTTATGGAAGCAACAAAAAATAAAAATGAATATGGTTTAATGGTCATAAATCAGCCAACAATTAAGTTTAGTTTTATAGCCGATGATATACAACCCATAAGCCAAGACAGAGCTAAAAAAGAATATGGTGTAGATAAGATTGCCAAGTTCTTAATTTTCTCAGGTCTAAATAACATTAACATCAATGATAAAGTAAAAATAAGTGATTCCTTTTATTTAGTAAGTGGTTTGAAGGTTTGGGATGACCATTTAGAAATTGTTATAGGTGATGAAGATGTTTAAAAGCAATAAAAGAGAGGTTCTTGAAGCTTTAAAACAAACCAAGAAAAACACATTAGATAAAATAGGGGCAGTAGTTGAAGCAGAAGCCAAATTAAGAACAACAGTTGATACAGGTACATTAAGGCGTTCTATTAGTTTTGTGACGGATGAATCAAATAATAAGGTAAGTATAGGCTCTAATGTTGAATATGCTTCTTATGTTGAATTAGGTACATCAAGGCAGACAGAACAGCCCTTTTTAACACCAGCAGTAGAGGAAAATATAGACAAACTTAAAAAAATTGCAGAAACCGAATATAAGAACCTCAATAAGAAGAGGTGAAGAGATGAAAGAGATAATTAAAGAAGTAATAAAAGTTATAGATAGCTTAGATTTAGGTTATCCAGTCTTTTTTTATGAGAAGGATGATGATGTTACTTATCCTTTTATAATTATTAAGATGCCAACAACAACAAAAATAGAGAACTATAGGCAAGACTATAATTTAACTGTTGATATTTGGACTCAAGACCAGATGCTTTTATTTGATTTAACAGATTCTATTGATGAGGGGTTAGACAGATATAAATTTTTAGGCTCAGATGTGCAGTTTAATATTTACTCAACAGGTAGGTTAAATAATATTAAAGATTCCAATATATCAATAGCAAGAAACCAGTTAAAATTCACAATCAAAGCCTATAAGTTAGGCTAATAAGAGAGGAAGTATATAAAATGTCAGATTTGAAAACAACAGGCTATAATGCCGATACAGCTAAGAACCTATTACTAGATGCAGGTGCAGTATATAAAAACTTTGATACAACTACTATGGTAGGTACATTACTAGGAGCAACTCAAGGGGGTAATTCATTTGAATTTAAACCTAACTTTAGAAATATTCCTATTGACGGTATTAAAAGTGAAGATGTTAAAGGCTTAAGTGTCATTGATAGCTGGACAGTAACATTAACTACTAATTTACTTGAAATTACTAAGGATTCCTTATCTTTAGCGTTGGCAGGTTCAACAGTGTTAACTCATGACGAAAATTATGATAGTATCAAGGCTAAAAATGCTGTAACTTTAACGGATTATATTGATAATGTTACTTTTGTTGGTAGATTAAGTGGAAGCGATAAGCCTGTTATTGTTATCGTAAAAAATGCACTTAATAAAGAAGGTCTTAGCGTTACTTTAGCAGATTCAAGTGAGGGAAAATTGCCTATTACTTTTGTAGGTCATGTTGCTCCAGATGATATGGAGACCCCACCATTTGAAATACTATTTCCTAAAACAGTAGCCTAACCCTAATCATATAATCTAAGTAAATACAAAGGAGAAAAAAATAATGAGTAAAATTTCAAGTGAGGTTGTTTTTGACCTATTACCTTTTATGATTGATATATTTGATAAGTTGGATGTAGAAAAAGAAGGTAAGAGATTAGTTAAGATAAGCAAAACCAAAGATATAGATGTCCAAAAAAAAGAAATAGGTGTCAATATTATCAAGTACATTTTAAAAAACAGCCCTAAAGTTAAAGATGAGTTTTTTGAGGTGGTTTCTATTGTTGAGGGCATAACAATAGAAGAAGCTAAAGCACAAGGTATAGGCAAGACGATTAAAACAATTCAAGAGGTTATGGGTGATGAAGAAATAATGGTTTTTTTCAGATAAGCCATCATGTAGGGTTAGAACAAACTCTAATCCTACTACATGGCTCTTTTGATTACAATTATTTAAAGCGTCTTAAACCAACCCTATTATCTAAATTATTACTTAAGCTTATTGAGAACGATGAGAAAGATAAAGCGTTTGAAGTTTGGTTAATTAGATATCAGAATATGACTAAAGAAACATTTAAGCCATTTTCAGAGTTTTGGGAAGAAATAAAGAATCCTAATACAAGGTTAGTAGAAATAAAAACAGAAGCAGAAATTATTGAGGATGTGAATAAAATCCTTAATCAATTCAAAACATGATTGTCTGAATAATGGCAATCATGTTTTTTTATATCCTTATTTAAAGGGGTGAGAAAGAAATGGAACTATTTAATATAGTTGGGAATATATTTGTTGATGATAAAGCCTCTAGTTCAATTGATGCAGTAGATAAAAAAGCATCTGGTCTAGGTGGTAAATTAGGCTCAATAATGGGTATAGCAGGAAAAGTAGGTCTTGGAATAGGTGGTATGGCAGTTGCGGCAGGTGGTGCATTATTAGCTATAGCATCAAAAGCAGGTCAGACAGCAGATAGATTATTAGACCTTAATTCAATAACTGGTATGAGTACAGAAGAGATTCAAAAATGGGAATATGTGACAAAAATAGCAGGAGTTAGTGCCGATGCTATGACCAATGCAAGTATGAAGCTTACTAAATCTTTTGATGCTATGTCAAGTGGTACTGGTAAAGGTGCAGAATCTTTAAAAACTCTAGGTCTTTCTTTTGAGGACTTAGAAGCAATGGATAATAGTAGCCGTATGGATGCTATAACTGAGGCTTTAGCAGGTGTTGAAGATAAAACAGAGAGAGCAAAACTAGGAACGGATTTATTAGGTGGAAGTTGGAAGGAAATAGCACCAATTGTTGATATGGGTGTTGAAGCAATGAACAATGCTAAAGATTCAGCCAATATTATAAGTGAAGAAGATTTGGTTAAAGCTAATGATTTCAGAATTGGTATGGAGAAAATAAAAGAACAGGTTTCTTTTTTCGCTATGACTTTAGCCATTCAATTACTACCTATAGCCGAGAAAGTTTTTGGATATATTGAGTTAGGTATGCCTTATATGGCAGTTATAGCCGAGTTAGCATTTGAGCGAATAGGTAAAGGAATAGAATTATTAATTGTTTGGATTGAGTGGATTGTATTAGCTATTCAAAATTGGGTTGCTGATAATGAAGAAACTATAATCAGACTTCAAACCTTGTTCATGGGTCTATTTGAGGGATTAACTCAAATGATTTCAGCTTTTATTGAGGGCGCTGTATTATTTTGGTCTAAATATGGTGAAGATATTATGGCAGTACTTAAGCCAGCTTTAGATATTGTAATAGGTATTTTTAGTGGATTCATTCAATTTATAACAGATATATTTGCAGTATTTACAGCCTTATTTAAAGGTGATTGGGAAGGTCTTTTTATAGCCATCCAAACATTAGCAACTAACTTTATTACCAATGTTGGTGGCATACTTCAATCTTTAGTAGATGTTGTTTTGAATATATTCGGTTCATTGGGGAAAATGATATCAGACGGTTGGACTAATCTATTTATATCTATTAAAGAAACGAGTCAAAAAATTGTTACAGATGCTATTGAATGGGGAAAGAATATAATAGAGGGCTTTACTCAAGGGATTATTGATAATGCTATGAAACCAGTTAAAGCCATTCAAGATATGAGCAGTAAAATATCAAGTGGTGTTAAGTCCTTCTTTAATATTAATAGCCCTTCAAAGGTTTTTGAAGAGTTTGGCGGTTATTTGATGGATGGTTTGGCTATTGGTGTAGAAAATAACGCTATTAAACCTATTGAAGCAGTTACTAATGCTGTTATGGGTATGTCTAAAGCTATGGAAGACGCTATTAAAATCAGTGAGAAAGTTAATCACGCTATTAAATATACAACAAGTGGGAATACAGGCTCAACAGCTTATGCAAATTTTGTAAGTGCATCAGGTGGGACTAGTGGGAAATACTCAAGCTCTCAAGCAGAATATGAGAAGAAAAGAGACGAACTGGCAAGAGAAATAGCTATTAGAGAAAATGTTGATATGAGTGTTGGTAAATCAATGGCAAATCAAGAAATGACAGATAGAGTTGCAATTGAGCAGAACATAACAATCAATAGTCCTAAGTCATTAAATGCAAGCGATATAGCAAAAGTGGCTAAGAAAACATTAACACAATTAGCTCTAAGTTTTTAGGAAGGGGGTTTTTAAGTGCATAAACAATTAATTATAAAAAATAAAAATAATCAATCAATCACGTTAAAACATGAAAAGCCCCTAGTACTTCAAAGCTTTAATGATTCTAATGGTGTTAATTCATCAAGTAGTAAATCTATGGGGCAGGACGGACAGACTTATATAGACAATGATTTAAGTGAGAGACAAGTGTCTATTATGTTTGCTGTTGTTGCTAATACAAAAGAACAATTACAAACGTCTAAAAACAATATATTTAAGGTTTTAAATCCAAAATTAGGACAAGTAAAAATTATATTAGGAGATAAATGTATTGAGGGGGTTGTGGATAGCTTACCCTATTTTAAAATTGAAACCCCTTTATATGAAACGTGCTTAATTAATTTAACGTGTCATGGAAGTTATTATAAGGCTTTAACTGAGGTTAAAAATCAAGTAGCTTTATGGCAGGGGGCTTTTGAATTTGAACTTGAACTTGATGGAGATGATGGTATTGAACTAGGCTATAGAGAACCTAGCTTAATTGTTAATGTTGAGAATAAGGGACAAGTTGAGAGTGGTATGAGGATAGAATTTAAGGCTCTAGGTACATTAACAAATCCATCTTTACTTAATATTGATACTGGTGAATATATCAAAGTCAATAAAATCATGGCAGAAGGTGAAGTTATTAGAATCACAACAGACTACAGCAATAAAAAGGCTATATCTTTAGCTAATGGGCTTGAGTTTAATGTTTTTAAGTTTGTTGATTTTAATAGTACATGGCTCAAGCTTAATCAGGGTGATAATTTATTTAGATATGATGCAGATGATGGGATAGACAATCTTGAAGTAAGCATTTATCACACTAATAAATATCTAGGGGTGGTGTGATATGGAAATTTATATATTTAGCCCTACGATAGAACTTGAGACCAGCTATGAAAAGTCAAGAGGAAAATAGCAGGAAATTCGATTTTTAGTATCTGTGGTAAAAAGGGTAACTTTAATAGAGCTCCCTTAAAGGCGCTTTTTCAAAATCTACAGATTGATAGTATCAGATCTCTTAGTTGAGATTAAATTCTACATCATCAGTCATCATCTTCCAGATGATTCTGACTAACTTGCCGGCACAATGACCAAGTGCATTGTAATGTGACCGACCTTCAGCCATCTTGGCGTCATAATAAGCCTTGAAGGTTGAATTGTTCCTAACAACATTATGTGCTGCATTCATTAGAGCATATCTAAGAACTCTAGAGCCTCTTTTGGACATCCTAGTATGGCTAGCGTTAAAGTTACCAGACTGATGAACAGAAGGATCTAGACCAGCATAAGCCAATAGTTGTTTAGGTTTACTAAATCGATGAATGTTACCAATTTCACCGAGTATCATTCCACCATTGATATATCCGATGCCTGGAATGGTCATGATGACTGAATCATTGAATTTCATGATATCCGTCATCTCAGCTTCAATACGTTTTAATTGGCTATCCAATAACTCTATCTGTGAGATAGTGTGGGTTATTTGAATAGATACAGTACTGTCGCTATTGCCGACAGACTTCTGTGCAAGAACTCTTAATTCTTTAGCATCATCTTTCTTGAAATGACCGTGGGAGGAAACTTCAAGTAAATGAGCAAGATGGGTCATATGCATGGAAGCGATGTCGCGTGGTGCAGGTGCCTCTTTCAGAAGTGCATAGACAGATTTCTGGTGCAGTCCTGATTTGAAGAAGTACTGCAGTTCAGGAAAAACTTGATCAACATATGAAGTCAGCTGGATTTTTAACCGTGTCCGCTGCTTAATGGTTTTCTGACGAAAACGACCAAGGGTCTTCAAGTCCATGATATCGAGATCATAGAAGGAGATGAATCTGAAAGAATTTTGCAACATTAAAGTTTTAGCAATAATGTAGGTGTCAACTTTGTCCGTCTTTGTTTTACGAATGTTGTTTTTTCGCATAGCAGACGTGGCAAGAGGATTGAGAACACACACCTTGTAACCAGTGGCGACAAGGAATCGGACTAGGTTGTCGCCATAGTGTGCCGTCGATTCAAGACCGATGATGAGGTTGTCTAAACCGAAGGAATCGAGTTTAGAGATCAACAATTGGAAGCCATCACCGTCATTCGTAAATTTGAACGGCTCGATGAGTATTTCACCATCAGAAGATAGGACTGAGGCAAAATGGTTGAGTTTAGCAATATCAATGCCAACGTAAATCATGAGGTTGTACCTCCCTTTCTAAAAGTCTGATACCGTGATATCCACCAATAATTATCATCGTAGACTTGATTGAAATAAGTACTCAGGAGAATGAACTCCGACGGCAACATCCAGCTTATAAACAATTCAGATAAAGATAGCGGCAATACACTCCAGTTAAGTAGTCGAGCTACAGGGAAAAATCAAAAGTCCACAGTATCTGATTGTATTATAACCACGATATTAAAAAGAAAGGAATATGATGTTTTAAGTTCTATAAACATCATACAA